CTGTTTGAGTTCGCGGTGAAATTCTTCGACCTGTCAACACACGTCATTAACGTCTTGAACGACATTTTTTCAGTTTGACGACGCAGCAGAATTGAAGCCGTTCGGGTCGGCAGACATGAACCAAATGCGCGGACAAGTTGAATCAACTGTAGTTGATCAGTGTGTTAATCAATTATTTTACGTCGCGTTGTTTGGTAATTATGCGTATTGGGCTAAGGCTGCGAGGGTCTTAATATTTTGAAAAGCGGTATTTATATTTCATTTTATGCCACAGTAATTCAATGCAATATTGAAGAACAGGTTGAGCATATTCCAAATGACAAATTTAAAAACAAAGAATAGCTAATGTGTGAAGCCTGTCTTCCGGTCACCAAACTCAAGTTAGGCAAACATAAGACAGTAGAAGTGAGTCATAAATGGCGCGCCCGAGACGATTCGAACGTCCGACCACAGCCTTCGGAGGGCTGTACTCTATCCAGCTGAGCTACGGGCGCGTAGCGTGTATTCTAACCGATCGGCGCAGCAATTACGACAACATTGTTTTCAAGTGCGCCAAGCTTGCCTTGCCGCGCTCTTTGACGACTTCCGGGTCCAGCTGTTTTTTGTTGACCCATTCCAGGTCGTCTGCGGGCAATTCGCTTAAAAACCGGCTGGGCTCGCATTCGGCGATTTCGCCGTAACGTTTGCGATGGGTGCAGTAGCTGAACGTGCAGGTGCGCTGGGCGCGGGTGATACCAACGTAAGCCAGGCGGCGTTCTTCTTCGATGTTGTCGGTTTCGATGCTGTTTTGGTGGGGCAGGATGTTTTCTTCGATGCCGATCAAAAACACATGCGGAAATTCCAGCCCCTTGGCGGCATGCAAGGTCATCAAACTGACCTGGTCGCTGGCCTCGTCTTCCTGATTGCGTTCCATGATGTCCATCAGCATGATTTTGGAGACGATTTCCGCCAGCGGTTTTTGGCCGTCGGTTTCCTTGTCGGCGATGCGTTTTAGCCATTCGACCAGCTCGTAGACGTTTTTTATTTTACGGTCGGCGGATTCCTTCGTTTTGCTTTCTTCCTGCAAATATTGCGAATAGCCGATCTGGTCGATGAACTGTTCGATGACCGCAAAGGTATCGCCCCGCTCGATGCGGTCGGCGGTATCGAGCGTCCAGTCGCGGAATTTTGTCAGCCGGTGCATGGCTTTTTCGGACAGCTTTTGGCTTAAACCAAATTCGGTGCTGGCCGCAAACAGGCTGATATGGCGTTCATTGGCATACGCGCCGAGCTTTTCCAAGGTGCTTGGGCCGATTTCGCGCTTGGGCGTGTTGATCACGCGCAAAAACGCTGCGTCGTCGTCCTGGTTAACAAACAAGCGCAGATAACCGAGGATATCCTTGATTTCCGAATAAGCAAAAAACGAGGTACTGCCGCTGATGAAATACGGGATATTGTTTTCCCTTAAACCTTTTTCGAACAAGCGGGACTGATGGTTGCCGCGGTATAAAATCGCATAGTCCTGGTAATTGCTGCCGGTTTTGAACTTGTGATGGATGATCTCGGACACGATCTGCTGGGCTTCAATTTGCTCGTCTTTATGGCTTAAAACCCGTAGTGGATCACCGTAACCCAGCTCGCTCCACAGCTTTTTTTCAAAGGCATGGGGATTGTTGGCGATCAGCTGGTTGGCGACCTTCAGGATGCGTCCGGTGGAGCGGTAATTCTGTTCCAGCTTGATGACTTGCAGGCGGGCATAGTCTTTTTGCAATTGCGCCAGGTTTTCCGGCTGCGCGCCGCGCCAGGCATAAATGGATTGGTCGTCGTCGCCGACCACGGTAAACCGGCCCAAGTTACCGGCGATCAGGCGCACCAGCTGGTATTGAGTGATATTGGTATCCTGGTATTCGTCGACCAGCAAATAGCGGATTTTGTTTTGCCACTTTTCCAGAATGGCCGGATGCTGTTGAAACAGCAACACAGGCAATAAAATCAGGTCGTCGAAATCGACCGCGTTGTAGGCTTTCAGGCTGCGAGTAAAATCCACGTAAAGACGCGCCGCCGGGTATTCGTTGGCTTTAGCTATAGTTAAGGATTGCTCCGGCGTGACAAAAGCATTTTTCCATTGGCCGATTTGCCGGGAATAGCTATCGATGTTGTCGATGTCGCAATCTTTTGCGCCGTGGCTAATTAAGTTACGCAGCAGCGTGTACTTGTCCTGCTCGTCAAACAGGGTAATTCCGGCTTTATAGCCCAGCGTCTTGGACTCCGCCCGTAATATATCCAGGCCCAGGGAGTGAAAGGTAGAGACTCGTAGGCCGCGCTGCTGCTTGTCATCCAGCAGTTTGGAAACCCGGCTTTTCATTTCGCGCGCGGCTTTATTGGTAAAAGTTACCGCCGCGATATGGCGCGCAGGCAGGCCCTGCTTGACCAGGTAAGCGATTTTTTCGGTAATCACCCGCGTTTTGCCGCTGCCCGCGCCGGCCAGCACCAATAAGGGATGATCAATCGCTTTAACAGCGGCTTGTTGTTGGGGGTTTAGTTTGGACATTGATGCCTATGCAATAGCTAAAAAATTTCACCACGAAGGTCAATTTTCTTGCCGTCTTCGTGGTGTTTTTTGTGTCTTATCTTACTGACTGATGTTACGCACGGACCGTATTTCTCCCGTTTGCCGCGCCGAGCACCGGAGCTTTTATCGAGAACTGTAGCGCGGCGCGATATTTGGCTGTTTTTTGCGCTATAATTGTCGATGATTTAGTAATGCGATATGCCCAAATTAATTATATGTAAATCGTTAACTTTGCGGCTAAGAATAAGTAATTTTGCGGAATATTACAGCCAAATCCAGTGCCTCTATAAAATCACCTCATTTTGACTCATATTTGGCGCCGCGCCATCTATTTTCCCGCCTCGGATGTAATATTTGCCCCCTATGGTACCGGTGCCTCTGACTCGTACCACGCCATTATCAAGCAATGTCATCAGCGACGTGGTGCCATCGGTGACTGATAGGGTGGCAACCAGTAAAGGATCACGTGGTAGCAGCTCTTTGAACATAGCCCAAGTGTTTGTTGTTTCCTCGCCGATTTGGATAGTCTGTCTTACGCTGCCTAAGCCGACCTGAATACTGACGCTGTTGATGATACCGCGCACACCCACGCCGTCAACCGTGATTTCAACGAATTGGCCCACCTTTAATAAAGGCACTGTCTCGCCGTCCAAGGGCAAGGTGACTGCCTGGATGGACGGCTGTTCGTACTGCCCGGCAATGATCCTTTCGCCCAGCGCCCGGCAACCCACGACATCAGTCATCAAGGCATTACTTACAGTAGACGCCAGCCTTGCGCCGTCTGTCCCATCCAGCCGGCACCACGCTAATGTACCGCCCACCTCTGAGCCGTGGACATAAACGCCGTTGGCTTGATACGGCGCGACATTGCTACGCACTAAGCCGATTGCCACTGAATCAGGAATAGTCACATCGGGAGACAATAGGGCAAAATCCCAGGGCAACACAGGATAACGCGGCATGATATTAATGACTTGGTTATTCGGATTGGGCACCACCATAGCACCAATATCGGCAGCCAAACCAGCTAACGCTTGGATAGGGGTTTGATGTATGTAACTGTACGCACCGGAGGGCACTACCCATGTAGCTGCAGTCCAGTTGATTGTCCAGTCGGTCGGTAATTGCAATTCAGCGAGTTGCTGGACGGTCAGGTCACTGCTTTGGGTGGCGCTGGCGGGTTGTTCGTACGGCTGGCCAAGCAGTGCGGTTAAGCCCCTTCCAGACAATGTAATGTTGCTTTTCCCGAACTCCGGCGTTTCGTGGATACGCTCCACCAGGACTTTAAAAGGGTAGCCATTAATCGTAATAATCAGCTGTACCGGCTCATCGGTGCCGATTTGTTGGACTTTGTCCAGATCGGCTTTATCGAGCAAAGTACCGTTGAACTGCCAGGCATAAGAATCAGCATCGAGACTGAGGCTGACTGACGACATCGAGATCGGGGTGGAATCCAGTAGAGTGACAGAAAGTGTATGTTGCATGATATAGGCATCCTGTGCAGGTATATGTATTGTGACATGGCCGGGCGGGTCAACCGGAGGCGGTGGCGGCGGGAATACGCCGCCTGGCTCCCACGTGCTGCTGCCGCCTGTCCAAGGTTGCATGGCGTCCTGGACGTTTGAGCGAATTTCCAATCCCATTTGTGAGGCATACTGGAAGTGGGCGCTGACTGCCGACCGTATCACACCGCGTTGCTGAGATACCTGCAGAAAGATTTCCGGCACTATGTACGGCCAAAGAAACGGGTTGTCAGGACTGTAGTCCTCGTTACTTTGCAATAGAAAATTAACACTGGGCGTGTAGCGGAACGCTAACGATGGCTCATCGTAAACCTTGTGTAGGTCGTCATGAATAGTGATGCCCATATCATGCACGGGATGACTGGAACCCTTGTAAGTAAATACCAGCTCATTAAATTCGGCGGTAGCATCTACATATAAAGGTACAGCTTGTTCGTTGTCGCCGGTCAGCGTGTAATCCTGCCGGGTTAGTGACTCCGTTGGAACTAATACGGATGTCCCTAGCGGCGTCGCTTGATCTACCTGCCCAGCAACAACCACGGGCAGTAGGTCGGTGTGCTCGTAAATAATCGACGTGGCAAGGTTTGCAGGTATCGTTTGCTCTTGAACAAAGGCCCACTGGGATGGAAAATATGCCGCTTGATCGCGTGGCGACGATATTGACAAAGGCACCCCTACCGTACTTTCCTGCCGACTGAAAGTGGTAGAGACTGTTAACCGCTCTACGTGCGGATCATAGCTACCGGCAATATTTACGCTAGCTTCATCGGTTGTGACAAAAAAAGCTCCGTGGTTGTTGATGTTCTTGGCAACGAAAGCCGCTACAGCATTTGTTGTGGTAGCGAGGTTGATGATTACCGGGTTGCTGCCAGTAAAAACAGCGACAGCCTCATCAGCTGCCGCAGATAAAATCCCCTGTAAATTAGCAGTGCCGTTGAAGTTAAAGAGCGTAGACGGCGTGTAGCCGCCTACAAGAATGAAGTTTGGCTTAAATTCGTTGCTGCCAGCAAACGCGGCAACCGCATCATCAATTTGTGCAGACAGAACGCCTTGAGGCGCATTGGTCGCGACAAAATAACCGATAGCCGCATCGGTTGTGGCTAATAAATCGGAATGGACACCAGGAATTACACCAATAAACTCTGCAATAGCTGCGTCGGTTGTAGCAGTCAGATTACCAGCCAGATTAATACTGAAATCAAAGACCGTAGACGGCGTGTAATCGCCGCCTGACAGCTCGAAATCAGAAGTGGGCGTATAAGTCATTTATGATGGGATTAAAGGGCCGTGCGTTACCGGTTGCACCAACCTTTCCACCAGCTCCCAAGCATTGGATACAGCCCCATCATTGCAAAAACCACCGGGCGTTGTCGGCCATACGGGTTCTGTTGCACCCGATGTACCGGAGGCAATGCGCTTGTAGTAGTAGGGCTTGGCAACCGGATTGGTAGGAAATACTAAGTCATCCAGGCCGTAGACGGTCTCAGGTTCCCAAATGTTGTAATTAACGCCTACTGTGACGTTACAGGCTTTGGCATCTATTGTTATATCGATAGTAAAATCATTGGTATCAGTAAACGCTTTGCTGCCGGCCAATACCCCTGTCTCCACATCGTAAGCACGGGCTATGAAGATATTGGCGGCTAGAGACTCAGAGATCAAACCAGAGATAGAGAGTAATGCCTGTCCTGGAAACGCGGCGGCAGGGAGGGTAAAGTCGGTGATGTATCGTGCGATGCCTTTGGTTATACGCAGGTCATCGACGTAACCTCTAAACGATGTTCCCGATGACTGCCCCTGATAACTAGCAATCATCAACGGCTTACTACCGTTGTACATTGTTGCCGCCGTACTCGACCATTGTTGAACGCCGTCTAAATACCCCTTGCAGGTTGAGCCCGTTTTTACAAGTGCTACGTGGTGCCAAACATTCAATGTTACGGTGGATGAGCCGGTATACGCTGTGCCAGCAGGCGATACTCCGCCGCCGTTACCCAGAAACGCCCACAGATAACCACCTGAGGTTATACCAAGAGCGTATGAGGGATAGCTAGACCCTGAAACGCCGTCTTTATCGATAATCTCCTGAGTGAACGCTATTAATGCGGTACAGTAAACCCACGCGTCTATGGTGAAATCACCTGTCGTTAGGTCCAACCCTGTCGAGTGAGGGACGGTGAGGTAATCACCAGTCCCGTCGAAATATGCCGATGCCCCTCCCCATTTGCTCTGCGCCGTGCTTATCTTAGCATCGCCATGACTGGTCACTGTTTTTAATGCAGATGAACTATCAATAAATGCCGTTGAGTTATTGTCGCCATCCATGTGTAGCAACAGCGACACATTACTGAAATGCGGATCACCTACCATTACACATTACCCTCGGTAATAGACCCCGATAGAATCTGAATAGCCCCACCCATCTGCGCGGACAACGTGTTAAATATTAACGCCGCGCCGCTGCCCTCGATGCCGCAGGACATATCCAACACAAATGCGTCATCGCCATCCACGCCTCGCGCCCAGGCAATCACACCGGTCGCGTCGGCCAAGTCGTCATCGTTAATGTCATCGAATACCAGCACACCATTTGACACTGTACCGCACGGGTCCGACAGCATACAGGTGCCGATCAGCGTTTGCGTAGTGATAGCGGCGCCGGTGGCTGGCCGAGGTGCGGTGTATAGCAGGATTTTTCCGGGGGTTGCGCCGGCATCGAGCGCAGCGGCAATGCATTGCGCCCGACTGTTTCTCAATGCTGTTGAAAAAGCTAATGCGCTCATAAAGGTCTCCTCTTGTTAAGCATTGATGTCGCCCCTGAACTCCAGGGCGAAGGTATAATCATCGTCCGTAGCCTCGCCTTGAGCGATAGCCTGGATCACCCAGGTCGGCACATTGGATGAATAGGTGTTAAAGCGCATCACGTTGCCGGATGCCCAGCCTGTGCCCCAGCCCGCCGCAGGAATACTGAAGTAAGGCTGCCCGGTATTGGGATTAATCGGCGCTGTGAGAGTTGCAATCGAGCCGGCGGAAATAATCTGCCCGATATGCTCGCCGGTTAGCGTAAACGCCGAGGCCGACGTAAATACCACCACCCAGCGCTCCTGGATGGCCGAGGCGTTATCGACCAGAATGGGGTACTGCGTATTGTTGTACTGAGCCGCTATGCTGTTGCCGACCCGCGCATCGGACCACACCCCGGTCCAGGTTTGCTGGGTAAACGGCACCGAGGTCCGTGCATAGAGAGTGCCGTACACAATAGCGTTTGATACCAAAGTTCCCGACAACGGAAAGTTATGAGTGATCGGCTTGGATAGCGATAGAGTGCCGGTAATCTGTACATCGCTTAATACGGCCATGTCTTCAATGCGGTCGACAATAGTCAACGGTTGCGAGACGCCATTCAAATCGCCGAATGTGATAGCACCTGTATCCAGATCAGCGAGATATTTAGCGGCCGCAAGAGGGTTGCCCGCCGCATCTTTAACAGTGAGCTTAGCGAGTCTTACCCGATCGGCACCCAGATTGATGGCTTGTCCGCTGGTAAACGTGCCGACGGTAGTTTGATCGTTAAGAATGACCACAACGTCACCGGGAGCGTAAACCGGAACCCGTCCGTCTGAAGGCAAACGCACCGGGTCCAGGCCGAGAATCGCCGAAGAAAGCGGCAAATAGGTGTAAGCCACAGTACTGTACAAAATGGTATCCGCGTAGACAAAACGGGGTTTAAAAATGTGGCCTTCGACAACTGCGTCCGGATCGAACCACGGCTCGGCTTCGTGGCCCGCCGCCGCCACCCGTTGACCGAAACGCACTCGCCAGACGCCGGTTTCGTATTCGATGAATCCATCAATATCGCCGGCAATAATGTCGCCATTGCTCGCCGCCGTTGCCGATATTTGTCCGCCGCCGTCTGCAGGCGTTGCCCTGATCTGGAAAACGCCAACCTTGACCGGCGCCGCCGGTGTACGCCCGATCGCAAACTCAATCGGCTGGAAATTCATTGTAGTCAGTAACGATTGCAAGGTTATGTCGGCCGATGCCAGTGGCGCCCAGGCGGTCACAATGCAATCTCCGGTGCTGTAGTCTATCGTACCGGCATAAGTGCCCGCGCCGGTGACAGCATCAATATCGTAATAGAGCTGACCGTTACGATCCACGTACGTACGTGGACCCAACGCAAAGCGCACTGAACCTGCCACAATGGCTTCGGCATAGCCTGGTGTTAAATCCAGTTTGATAGTTGATAATGTTAACGTTTCATTAGCCGTTGACCCCGCCGACGCCGTCCTGTAGATAACGCTGAAAGCAGACGGGACTGAGGTCTGTACGCTGGCATCACTGTAGCCGGTAATAGTGTTATACAGGCCTTCGGCCATACTACCGACAACCGGCGTATGGCCACTCCTAAACCAATTAGCGGCTTTATAGGTGACGCTACTGGTCGGGTCAAAAGTCAATGTACCGGCTGTGTAGTCGATCGACGATGACCGCCCACCCCGCAAAACCCCGGCACCATCGTCGGCATCCTGCTGTTGAAGTGTACCGGATGACACCGGCACGGTGTACTGAGGATCGGCGGCCCAAGGCGCCGACCAGGTGATCTTCAATGATCCTGGAATGATATTGGTATCGCCCAGATCTAAGGTGATCATATTTCCGGACACATTAAATTCGCTTAGCGTTTTGCTGATTGCAGCGCCGTGATTGTAAGCAACGGTAAAGTCAGTCCCGCCCAAGGGTAATGCCGCCGGGCTAAATTCAAGCAGTCCGGTCGTTAAATTAAGCTGCCCGGTAGCATCTCCGGAAACTACACCGGCCGCATTAACCGATGCCGTCCGTGCATCGCCGTCATCCCAATCGATTGTCAACGTTGAGGCATCGAAACCGGCCTGGCCAAGAGGATGAGTCACTTTCACCTTCCCGGGCGTAATAGCCGAGCGATTAAAGAAATCGGCCGCTTGTCCCCAAGCAAAAATGATATCGCTATCCGCATCCGGCAGCGCCCCAGTGGTCAACGTGACTGAGCCGGTCACGTAATTAAGGCTACCCGAGCCGATACCGACTTCTTCAGCGATCAAACCGCCGTTGCTGTTGTCGTGTAATTCATACCAGGTATTTAAGGCACGATAACTGACTGACAATGCACCCGGTTTAGGGGCCGGGTTGAGGTTGATCGTCCACACGTAGCCCCGATTTGCAGCGGTGACGCGGATAGATGTCGTATCAGCTACGCGGATAGGGGCAGCAGCCGGGGGAACGTGCAAGATAAAGCGG